TTTTCTCGGGGGATTTCAGTCAGTCAGATTTTACTCGCGAACAGGATAGGAACGGATTGAAGGACTTCATGCGAATTATCGAACGTATGAAGTCTTTCGAGTTTATTGAATTCAATGAAAATGATATTGTTCGTTCTTCGATGGTGAAGGAGTACATCATTTCGAAACATAGGTTGGGTATTGCTGCGTGAGAAAAATATTTGAGCATGAGTTCTATACGCCGTTTAGGCTAGAACGAGTTGTGATTGACGGTAAAAGACATTATGTAACTCCCGAAGGTGGAAAGTACAAGTCAGTCACAACCATTCTTGATGAGAAGCTAGATAAAACTGCACTCCTTGAATGGAGGAAGAAAGTCGGCGAAGCTGAGGCCAATCGAATTTCAACACAGGCTGCAAATCGTGGTACTGCAATTCACAACATTGCAGAGCACTATCTTCTCAACAATGAAAGCTTTCCCAAGGGTTCTATGCCAGCAAACATTGATACCTTCAGGAAGCTACGTCCTATACTCGATGAACACATTGGTAAAATCTACGGTCTTGAGTATTTTCTGTATTCCGACGCACTCAAGACTGCTGGAGCTACCGACTGCATCGCTGAGTTTGATGGAGTCAACTCGATCGTCGACTTCAAGACGGCGAGGAAGCCGAAGAAGGAAGAATGGATTGAAAGCTACTTCCTTCAGGCTACCTGCTACGCTATGATGGCTGAGGAGCGGCTAGGGCTGGTGATCCCTCAAATCGCTATCCTGATCGCCGTTGACCACGAGGATCCTCAGGTCTTTGTCAAGCCCAAGTCGTTGTACGAAAACAGGGTAAAAGATCTTTTCGGCTGAATATAAGAGGATCTTCGGGTCCTCTTTTTTTTTATTGTCGAGCTCGTGATTTTGTGCTTGTTTAATAACGAAAGGTGACGTATACTGATAATAAGGAATGGTTGATTGAACGGGAGTTCTCTGAATGCTCAAGCCCTCCGCCACCAAACTCGCTACCTCCGCCTCCGCAGCCGACTTGATCGCTGCCTTCCTCTCTAAGGGCGGTATTGTCTCGCTCAAGCCTGTGGCCGTCGCTGCTGGTTTGAGGAAAACTCGGTACGTCAAGCGTATTGCTAAGATCAAGCTTGAGGCTGTAGCTTGAACGTAACTTTGAAAGTTCTCAGCCCTCTTTGGGCGAATCGGGCGGCATATGCCTACCCCATAGCCAAGTTTGAGTCCTATACCGGACCAGTATTGCTTAGCCCTAGCTGGGTCGGTGATGACTCGATTTGTATCGGAACTGGTAACAAACGTTTCCCGTTTCGGGTGATAGAAAAAATACGGATCGTAGGCTATAGCGAAGCTCCAATAGCTAAACCGTTGATTTCTATCAAAGAAAAAAAAGTGAAAAAAATCGAAAAAACTCCTTGTAAAATTTCGGTTTCTGCCGTATACTGTAATAGTAGGATGAATGAAGGCGCTTCCGCCCCGATATCTAAAAAACTGAAAGGTGACTTGAACATGGCTACTCAATCTGGTCTGGCTTCCGCTCTCTATACCGCTAACGTAAACATCACCCACGAGGAATTCGTCGCCGAGTTCCTGAAGGTTTTCCCCGCCCAGACGGCGACGATCGCTGCCCTCTACTGGCAGAATCGCCCTCGTCGGGCTTCGTTCGGTCTCGCTCCGGTCGCGCTTCCTGCGATCTACAAGGACTCGACCTCGACCTCGACCAAGGCACCCAAGGTTGCTAAGGTTGCTAAGGCGCCAAGGTCGTATTGGGCGTCCAAGGCGGGTAAGGTTTCCCACGAAAAGTCGGTTCGCGCTATCAACGCCACCACCAAGGCTAAGGCTGAGTTGAACGTTGATGAAATTGCTAAGATCAAGGAAGCCAACCTCGAGCGGATGCGTGAGGTTTCTGCCAAGCTGAAGCCCAAGGGCAAGGTTCGCGACTTCGGCGATCGTGTCGCTAAGAACGACGGCGAAGGTGTCTCTGACTTCGACCCTCGCCTCGCTCGCGAGGAAGTGAACGCTATCCTCCGCGACGAGCGCCTCATCGAAGTATGCCCGAAGTTTATCCGTGAAGACGCCTAATTGGTTTGGACCTACGGGTCCATTCCTCTCAAGCTGATTACGGTCGGCTTCAGTGGAATGGTTCTAGGAGATGATGATGACTTCGCTTGATGAACGTATGAACGAGGGTATTGACCGCCTGATCGCTACTCTTGAGGAGATCAAAGCCAAGCAAGGCGGATACCATGTGAAAGCTATGACCGTAGCTGAGGTTGGCGAGCGAGCCAAAAACTACGCCGACTACTGGGACTACAAGTTGACCGATTGGGCTAACGACTGAGGAGATGATGATGTACAAGATTTATGGCGATCACAATCTTCCTACTGAAACTTTGCTCGAGGAATTCAATTTCGTCGACTCTGCACGTGATTGGTTCTACCGATATACTCTACGTGATCTTGGTGGCTACAAGTCGGTTACTCTTTTGAGTCGCGATGGTGGCGTTCTTAAATGTCTCTGGGAGAACGATGATGAGTAATTTACCTGTCCTAGTCTACGATCGTTCCCAGATTTATGGTCACCGACCAGAGGCTGATGGTAGCTTCGATCAGGAGCCGCCTGTCGAGACGGTAATTGACCCCGAACAGATCAAAGACAGAGTGATGGACTACCTCGGGGCTGTCCTTGCTCGTTGTTGGTACGACAAGCAGCTACTCAAAGGTATGGAAACAAATGCTCACAGGACTCTACGTCATCTAGGTATTTTGCTACCTGTCGAGCTTGAAATTTTCTTCGAGAAAACAACCAAAGAGCGTCCTCGTATCATTATCTACGAATGGAACAAGGAACGTACTTTCAAACGTAAAATCTGCTACCTGCAGATGATCATGATGGCTGGGAGATAAGTATGAAAATCAATCCAATCGATATAGCTGGCGCCAGCCAAACTGGTCGCCTTTACGACATGAACGTAGCTACGATCACCGAAATCCTTGGCTTTGGTCCTAACATTGATGACGACCCAGTTAAGGTTGTCAACTCTTGGGGATTTGAAATCGATGGTCAGAAGTTTGGTATTTGGGACTACAAAGGTTCTCATCATCTCGGTCAGTTCTCTACCTTTGGTGATTCGAAAGTTCTTTCTCAACTCTTTCCCGCTCATTACGTTTAAGGAAATCGAAAATGGATAAGGTACAAGTCGCAAGAGATATCGAAACAATAAACAAGCAGCTGCTCGAGCTTCTCGATAAGCTGATGGGCGTAGAACAAGGAACCGAAGATTCTGAGGCTCTCAACGCTGTAGCTAATGCAGTTCTGTTCCTGGAAAACTACCTGTACCCTGAGTCGGCTACATGGTTCGACGAGGATCTCTGTCTCGACGATGGTGAATAATTCACTTGACTTAAAAACAAGTCTAGGGTATGATTGATAATAGGTTGAAAAGAGGAAGTACACAATGGCTCACATGATTGAAGAAGTGAATGGCGTCGCTCAGATGGCTTACGCTGGTGACGTTCCGTGGCATGGTCTGGGTACGAAGGTCCCGAATGATCTGACTCCCGAGCAGATGCTTGATGCAGCCGGTCTTAACTGGACCGTAGAAAAGGTTCCCGCATACGCGAAGGTTGCTGGTAAGGATGTTTCGGTCGGTCGTTCGGCTCTTGTCCGTTCTGCTGACGACAAGATCCTCGATGTAGTTTCTGACGACTGGAATCCTGTACAGAACCAGGAAGCGTTCGAGTTCTTCAACGACTTCGTGGCTGCTGGTGATATGGAAATGCATACTGCTGGTTCGCTTCGCGATGGTCAGATCGTTTGGGGTCTCGCGAAGGTGAAGGAGTCCTTCGAGCTCTTTAAGGGCGACCAGATCGACTCGTACCTTCTGTTCTCCAACTTCCACAAGTACGGTCATTCGACTGATGTTCGCTTCACTCCTATCCGTGTTGTTTGCAATAACACGCTGACTCTTTCGCTCAACTCCAAGGTCGAGCAGATGGCGAAGATCAGCCACCGTAAGGTCTTCAATCCTGATGACGTTAAGGGCATGCTCGGTATTGCTCACGACAAGCTCGCCAAGTACAAGGATATGGCTGCTTTCCTTGGTTCTAAGCGTTATAATGACGAGAACATCGTCGAGTACTTTACTCGCATCTTCCCTGTCTCTGGCTCTAACGAGAAAAAGAAGAAGGAAGTTTCGAAGAACGCCGAGTTGGCTCTGGGTCTTCTCGACACTCAACCTGGTGCCGAGTATGCTCCTGGTACGTTCTGGCAGGCTTTCAATGCTGTTACGTACTTGACTGACCACTTGTATGGTCGCAGCGCTGACAGCCGTCTCCAGTCTGCCTGGTACGGTTATCATAAGGGAGTCAAGACCAAGGCTCTTGAGGTTGCAGTCGAAATGGCGGAGGCTGTGTGATGAAAAACGGAATTTTGTTTGATGTTGTAAAGAGCTCTTTAATAGAAAATATTCCTCACGGAAAACGATTTAAATCTAGCGATCTAGCACGTTATGTCAATGGCTTTAATGCCACAGATGTAGCTTATGGCTTGAGTCGAATGAATCGTAATGGTGAAGTACGAATTGTAGACTATGAATCTTCCGATAAGGTTCCAGCTGGTCGCCTTCGTATCTATGAACGAGCAGATGCGCAAAATCGTTTGCCATTAGCAGAGGCTCTTGCCGATATTATCGGCTTTAAAGAAAAAAAACTATCAGAATATTCTGACGAAGAGCTTCTTGCTGAAATTAAGCGTCGTCTTATCTGAAAGGATAACAAATGCAGGTAATCCAGTTCCCTACACGTGATGGTGTTGTCAATATCGATGGTAAGCCTGTACAGAAACCTAAGTACGGCTATCAATATCTTCTGATGTGTAAGGACATCCTGGACGTTCTTGATTATGAAGAAGTCCTGCTTTGCATTATGGATGAAGCGTACTACAAAGATACAGATCCCGAAATCCAAACAATGGTGGATGCGTATTTTACTTTTGACAACTAGGAGAAACAAATGGCTCGTCGCGCAGCAATGATAGCTAAGAAGCCGAAGACGGTTCGCATTTCTCGTAGCGAATCCTATTTGGTTAATCGAAAGTATATGGGCGACGAGCCAGAGTTTCTTGGTGCTATGACCGAAGGCGAATACGGTCTTGCATTAAATTGGTACAACACGATGTGCGACATCAATGATGCTCGCCAGTACATCACTGACTACCTAACTCAGCGCGATCGTAAAGTAGAGGCCAAGTTGCTTGTCAAGCTTGACAATTGCTGGGTTCCTACGACTGTAGCTTGGCGTTGTCGTATGCTTAACCTTGGCTATAAGGTTCCGGGCGGAGAGGGCGATCTAGAGGCGAAGTTATCATTGGCCCTGGGTAGGGTAGCCCGAACCGAAGAAGACCCTCTAGAGGGCTCTGCAGCCGCCTCTAAACGCTCAATTCAGGACCGTATAAAAGACCGCCAGAGCGATATCATCGGCGACATCGAAGAACTACTCGACCTAGACAATAAAAATGAGCTTAACCTCTACGATTGGTTGAAGGGAAAGGCGATCCCTGCTACCTACTGTCAAGCTATAGTTGATTATTACACTCCTTGGCTCGGTGAGCTGATTCAGGCGTATGAAGGCGGCGATCAACAGTTCAAAGAGGCGTACAGCCATATGAACCGTAAAGAGTTGAAGGAACGTATTGTGTTCTTCAACAAGATGATTGATGACGTTCAACGCTACGGCAATGTTACCAAAAAGGTACGTAAGCCCAGCAAGCCTCGTGCTGTGTCTATGGAAAAAAAGCTGAAGAGCCTCAAGTACCAGAAAGAGAATAACGAGTACAAGATCGCATCAATCAATCCCGAGAAAATTATTGGTGCTCAAGAGCTATGGACGTTCAATACTAAGTACAAGATTATTACGGTGTTTCGTGCGCTCGATCTTGGCGGTCTCCAAGTAAAGGGAACAAGCATCATCAATTATGATGAGAAAACAAGTTTTAGTAAAGGAACGGGACGTAAACCTGAAATAGTGCTTGACAAACTCCAGAATTCAGGTAAAATAGTTCTTAGAAAGTTGATGGAAGAGCTGAAGACAGATAAGACACTTCAAATTCGCATAAACGAGAACACGGTCCTAATGAAGGTGGTATCATGAATTATTCACCATGCGTTCAAGAGAGACAAGCCTACGTTGAAGGGTATTCAGCTGTGACTCAGTATAACTTGAAGTCGCAAAAATTCCTTCTTAATCCATACGATGATGTTAAGGAACAAATGCTGTGGGAAGCGTGGGAAGTTGGTTTCAATGATGGTTTCGACGATGAAATGAAAGTGCTTTCTATCATAGAGGAAATAAGTGATGGCTACAAAAACAGTAACGATGATTGATCCGCCTTCGGGTTGGAAGTACGGATTTCCTAAGCCAATCGACCTTAAGGAGTCAAAGGGTCGCGTCCTTGAATGGTTGGTTGAGAATGGTTATCCTCAAAAAGAAATTGATGCTTGCGGCGAGCACTTTTACAGCCGCTACTGGGAAACGGAGATTGAAGGTGGAAACGATCAAGACAATAGCTGATATTCGAGCTGTTAATCATTGGGGATGGGTTGGTATGGAGTACGACCCATTTGAGTTGTACTGGGGTGTCATTAAGCATGAGATTCAGATAAAGGATCCATCAGGTAAGTGGACTCCTATCGAAGTTGTTGATATTAACAAGGATGGAAAAGATGCAGATTGAAATTGATGACGTACTGATGGATAAGCTTATCGTTGATACGCTGAAGCGAGACTATATCTCACAACGGGACAGTATTGCTCGTTTGTTGAGTAAGACAGAACCTCTTCGTGCATTTCAAGTTGAAGATCTTTGGATGCATAGGGAAGTTGCGCAGGCTATCGAGGTAATCCTTCGTTACTACATGTATCGTCTTGATGCTGATGCTTGGATCGAAAAGCATAAAATGCCTTGTGGGAACTATCATGAATAGGAGAGCATTCTTCTCCTTTCTTCCAGCAGCTCCTATTGGCGCATTAATGGCAGCAGAGGCAATGGCAAAGGCACCACCAGCATCAATGGCACCTGATAAGGCATTGATGACTTTGGCTGCACATAAGCCTCCGCCGCCTGTGACTCCAGTAAAGTATCCTGCGTGGAATGAGTTTTCTATGAGCATTCCAAAAGAATATGTTGATAACTATGTCACATCTTTCAATACTTTCAATAACAAACTGACTATTGGCAAAGGAATGGAAGTCGAAGCCGATCAACATTTTGACGAGGAAACAAGAGTTGCTATGTCTGTTGGTAAAGATGGTCACCTCTGGCTTAAGATTAACGATGAATGGAAGCGGATTGTTACAGAATGATTACTCGTCTTGATCCACCTATGCCGATCATGACTCCAAAAGGTCGTGGGTTAGCCCACTTCCTTATTGACTATGGCCCAGAACACGATCTTATGTGGGTTTGTTTCCAAGACGATACTGGTGAGTGCTGGACTTGGGAAAATGCTCACATTAGAGCCAGAGTAAATCAAACGCTGAGTAGAACAAGTATCAGTAAAATCACTTGACTTTCCTCACGTTTTCAGCTATTATAAATATATTGCTTGGTTGTTGAGGCGTTCGGAATAGACAGTCCAGACTGGGGGGCAGTACCCCACGCCTCCACCATAGATACATACGAGGGTTGAAGTCCCTAGTTGCTTCGTGACCCTATGA